TCTCAAACCAAAGGTTAATGCTCAAAGTTTTGAGGAGCTTAAAGCAAGGGGTCTTGAGCTTGGAAATTTGCTTTACAGTAACGGCTTCAGTAACGATGTTGTGGCGATTTGCGACATGAATCTCGGCAAGGATGAGAACGGTCATTCGATAAACTTCAATTCTGTAACCGAGAACCAGTACGATGTTGTGAAACTTATGGTTAGTCAGATGGAAGAGCTTGCAAAGAAGATTGAAAAGTAACCTTATACTTCAGTTTGGTGTGTCATTTTTCACACCAAACTGAAAATAAATACAAATTTCTGTAAAATCATACATTGGAAAGGTCGTGAATTGGTTGGATATTAAGTATAAGTTGGGAAAATACTCTTTTAATGGTATAAATCCGCTGAAAAATATTCTAAATAATAAGGGTATCGAAGACACTTTAGAGTTCACAAATCCCACAGGTAAGTACATTGAGAGCGAAGAGCTCTTTGAAAATATGAGCCTAGGTAAAGCTCTAATAGATAATGCAATAGAGCATAATAGTAAGGTAGCAATCGTGTTCGACTGCGATGTGGACGGCTACACATCTGGTAGTGTGATGTATCAGGTTTGCAAAAAGATGGGTTTAACGCCTAAAATTGTCATTCATGAGGGCAAAGAACACGGTTTGGACAAGGATACAATGAAAAAAATTTATGAGCTTCAAACTAATTTGGTGATAGTCCCTGATGCGGGTAGCAACGACTTGTCACAAATAAACGAATTACTAACTAACCACATAGATGTGTTGATTTTAGACCATCACAAAGTTGACTTAACGCCTAAAAAAGTTATTCGTCACGGGGAAAATTTAGGCGTAATAATAAATAACCAAATTGAGAAGAACATTCAAGACAAAGCAATGACTGGCGTTGGAATAGTCTACAAGTTTGTAAAATATTTACAAAATAATGGATATCCTCTAAATGCTGATGATTATATTGACTTAGTAGCATTAGGAATGGTTGCTGATTCTTGTGAGTTGACACAGCTACAATCTAGATACTACGTAGTTGAGGGTGTTAAGGCTATTGAAAATCACAATGGTAATAATATGTTTATTAAGGAGATGTACAGCAAGATTGAATTTAACGTTTGTCACACCTTGGACATCTCAACGGTGGCGTTTAGGTTCGTTCCAAAGATGAACGCTCTAATTAGACTTGGCACTCAAAAGGACAAAGCTACGTTAATTAACGCCATTTGCAACATTGGAGATTACAAGGAAGCTAACAAGCTCTGTGAGAAGTGCCTTACAGTTCAAAAGGCATCTGTTGAGGAGAGTGTAAAACTTTTGGACGAACAGATTGCAATGTACAGTTTAGACGAAACATCCGTGCTGGTGTGTAACGGCGATGCAATTGAAAGTAAAAATTTAATGGGGCTTATGGCTAATAAACTCGCATCAAGGTATAAAAAAAGTACCATAATTATGAAAAACTTCGACAACGATTTTTATTCAGGTTCAGCAAGGGGGTATCACACAGAGGACTTTAAAACCCAGTGTGAAAAGAGTAATCTGTTTACCAAAACTATGGGTCATAGCAACGCCTTTGGCGTGACTATAGATAAATGCAACATTACCAAACTGTATAGATATCTCCAAAATTTGAAAGTTGAACCCTTTAGTTATCTCATAGAACACATTTTTGAGAGTGAGGATTTAAGCTTTATTATCGTTAGGGATATAGCAAAATACACATATCTATGGGGATGTGGTGTAGAAGCCCCTAAGTTTATGATTAAGAACATTCTTCTTAGACGTGAAAGTATTAATATTTGCGGTTGCAATTTGGACACAATAAAGTTTATTAGCAATGGCGTGGATTATATCAAATTTGGTTGTAGCAAGAGTGAGGTTCAGGCGTTTCAAAACCTTGGTGAAAATACAATAGTGTTCGTTGATGCCGTAGGCACATTTCAAGAAAATCGTTTTAATGGTAACAAAACTTACCAAGTAAACGTGGATGAGTTGTCATATAACTTTGACGAAATACCGTTTTGAAATTCCGATTTCATTATATAAAAAATTTTTTGTAAAGGGTTGATGTGAATTTGGAAGCTAATGTAAAACTACAAGATGTAAGAGGTCAGGTGGATAAGCGAAACATTTATATGTTACTTGGTTGCTATTGCAACGACCCCAAGTCGGTATTGAGAGAAGAAAGTGCAACAAAGTTTGAAGATTATCCCGAACAGTTTCACTCTTTGGTGTTTGGGGCAATAATAAATATCGTTAAAAAAGGAAATGTTTCTAAAATTACTCCGCTAGATATTGAAAATGAGATGTCAGCGTTTCCATCGGCAATGGAAACTTGGAAGATTAATGATGGTTTCGAGTACGTCCAAAATGCAATTGAGGACAGTGAGCCTGTGGTTGAGAACGTTGCACACTATCGAGATGCGGTTAGAAAATATAGCATTGTGCGACACGCTACTCAAGATTTGAAAATGGATTTAACATTTTTATACAACGAAAATAACGAAACTACGATGTGTAAGTTTAACGCAATGACTTCCGATGAGGTGTTGAACGTCATAAACGACAAGATTATGTGCTTTAGAGACTGTTGGCAAGATGTTTCCAACGATGTAAAACGCTTCAACATTGCAGATGGTTTGGATGATTTGCTTAACAAATTCAAGCAAAAAAGCGGTTACGGATATCCATTCCAAAGTGGCTATTTAACACGTATCTTCGGAGGTTTGGAAGCAAAAAGGTACTATTTGTTCAGTGGCGGTACAGGTGTCGGAAAGTCAAGATTGTCCATGGGTGATGCGTGCGACATTGCAACCCTTGGATACTACGATTGGCACACAGGTACGTGGGTTTCCACTGGTGAAGAAATGCCTGTCCTTTACATTTCAATTGAGTTAGAGCAGGACGAAATGCAACTATTTGCACTAGCACACGTTTCGGGCGTGAACCCTCATAAAATCAAGCATTGGCAGTTGACCTCTGAAGAGGAACACATAGTGATGCTCAGTAAGAAAATCTTGGCGAGAGGAAAGTGGTTTTGTAAATATTTGCCTGAATTTGACATCAACGACATAGAATACACCGTTGAGGAGTACGTATCAAGGTATAAAATTCAATACCTATTTTTCGATTACATCAATGAGTGTATGAAGTTGATGGCAAGTTGTGCAACTAAGATTAAGAATGTATCACTCAGGGTAGACCAAGTGTTATTTCAGCTTTCGCAAACGTTGAAAACATTAAGCAATAGATTCGCAATCCCCATAGTTTCAGGAACTCAACTAGTTACCGAGGAACGAGGAAATCAAGGAAAAGTGTGGAATCAAAAAGACGAAAACGACATCAAGGGAAGTCGAGCCATTGCCCAAAAGTTAGACTGTGGTTGCATAATTGCCCGTGCTACGGACAAAGAACTTAAAGCTTTGGAAGAGATTATCAATCAACATAAGCTTCAAGACCCAAGCTTTAAAGCACCAAACTATGTGTATAATATCTATAAAGGTCGTGGTTCGGACTATAACCGAGTTAGACTATGGGTCAACGTGGATTTAGGTTGCTACCGTTTAACCGATTGTTTTGTGACTGATTGGTACGGAAACCTCATTAAGATGGAAAAAATTAAGCTGAATTTTGGTATATCGGAGATTCAAGATTTTGTAAAAAATAATTAATTAGAAAGATGTGATTTGAGTTGGAAGCCAAAGAAATTAAGGAGGGATTGAGCGTTGACGAAGTCGAAAAAGTGTTGTACCTACTGGGTTGCGAGGTCGTTCACAACCACGGCGACTACTTAACCGCCACAACTATTTGCCACCACGGAGACAGCCACAAATTGTATTATTATGACAATACAAAAACTTTCCAATGTTACACAAACTGCGGAGCTATGGACATTTTTGGACTGGTTCAAAACTCCAAAGGCATGGATTTTATATCTGCTTTGAATTGGCTTTGTAAGGTTTTAGACTTAAAAACATTCCAAAAACCGTACATAACTGACTGGAAATTTATCAAACGTCACCCAAAAATTGAGCCTAAACCCTTGCCAAACTACGACCGAAAAGTACTCAATATATTCCAAAAGTTATATTATCAAGGGTGGATTGATGAGGGTATCTCAATTGAAAGCATGAAAAAGTACGATGTTATGTACTCTGCGTACTCTCAACAGATTATAATTCCACACTATGACATTGAGGGCAATCTGGTAGGAGTACGTGCTAGAAATTTAAATCTCGAGGAGAACGCTAGTAAATACGTGCCTTTTTGCAATAGCGAGATGGTTTACAAGCATCCTCTTGGTGAAAATCTCTATGGACTGCATTTAAATAAAGATTGTATCTTGAGAAAGCA